TTTTCAAGAAGTTTCGCACCAGTGATGTCATAAAATTCTCCGTTAGGTAATTCTATTTGAACACGTGCCGCTTGACTTACAGGTGATTGAAAGAACTTGTCTAAACCATGTCTGAATGTCTTTCCGTCTATCATATTTCTAGTTGTATATATAACTTATGTGGGATATATTGCAACCACTATGGCCAGACCAAAAGCTTTAACGAATCAACAGGAAAAGTTTTGTTATTATCTTGTATTTGGAAACCCAGAAACAGGGAATCCATGCAGTAAATCAGAAGCTGCTAAACTAGCAGGGTACAAAGACCCTGTATTTTATGGAAGTAGACTCTGTAATGTAGATAAATACCCACTTGTTGTAGCGTTTAAACATGAACTTGAACGAGAGTTAAAAGAAAAATACTCAATTAATTACGACGGACACGTCAGTAAGATGGGAGAGCTACGAGATCTAGCAAAAGATCACAAACAATTCTCTAGTGCAATTAGAGCAGAAGAATTNAGAGGTAGACTCCAAGGATATTATATTGAACAAAAAGCTGTACTGCATAAAAAAGTAACTGCAGAAGACGCTAAAAAGAACATCAATAAATACGAAGATATTATTAAAGCTAGAAAAATAACAGCTAAATTAATCAAAGATTAAATCGGAATCTTCTCCATTTTAACAATACAACCCACAGGAAAAACATTACGGTCAGAAAATGAAACGTCTCTATCCTCATATGATGCGAATGTCCAAACGAACTTGGAAGATTTTTTGTAAATGTATGCATGCGTTATCATTTTGCTGCATTCGAATTTATCAAATTCTTCGACTGATGCATGGCCTGCATCCCCAGTTATGTCAATCCACTCTAAACGATAAAAATAATACTTCTTCGAACCGATCAAAACGTGCTTAAATTTGGATTTCTTATTTCTCTTGGGCATGGCTATGTATACTCCAGGTTTTATAATTTATAAATTTATTTATAGAATCATATGCGCGCGTCCCTTGTATCGTTGGTATTACTAGGTTTTTAACAATTGTACCAATTGTACCTGATTGTACCAAGGGTATTTGGTACAAAAATGAACGAATAAGTGTTGGTATTACTATGTTTTTTAAATTGTACCAATTGTACCAAGGTTTAAAAAAAATAAAAAAATTTTTTTTATTTTTATACAGAAAAGTGTATACAATGGTGTAGATGTCATATTTTCTCAATAAAACTGCGGAGTATTCAATCATTTTTTGTATCCTGACCCTCTTTTGTCTTTGGTACATTTTGATAATATTGGTCTACTTTCTTCAAGAAGGTGTGCATATAGCCTTGAAATTCTTTGTCAGATACTTCAAACTTTTGAAAGAATCCATCTTTACTACACATTAGAATGATTCCAGACTGTATCTCTGTATCATAGACACAGTTATGGGCCATAGCATAAGCTGCTAGCTGGGTGAAGTAGTCATCAATCCATTCTCTTTGTTTAGGTTTATTAGTTTGTTTGAAGTCAATAATTGCAGGTTTACCAGCATAGACACCAACTACGTCTGTTTGTCCGGCGTACAGTCCAGGGTAGAACAGAGTTACCTCACTGCCCCAGATCTCTTCCAGGTCCCCGAGCCCTGATTCGATAACAATGTTGGCCATTCTTCCTGCCTCTTTGCCCACGGCTGTAAGGTCCAAATGTGGCGTATTATTTATATATCCTTCAAGATAGGTATGCATTGCTGTCCCTCTCATAGCAGATATATCTCTGATTCTGTCAGCATTTTGCTGNCCCATNCGAGCCTGCCAATTAGCTAAACTCTTTCGCTTTTCTTCTGACTGTGTCTGTGATAGTATCGTAGTTACAGATGGTAACTTTTCGTTATCTATTTCGTAGTGTCTTTGACCCATGACTAGTGATCTTGTAGACGGTGGGTAAGAGAATCTTTTATTCCATTTCATTTCTTTTTATTCTTTAGTTTCCAAATTTCTGTTTCAACTGCACTTAATCCACGAGGTAAGGCAGTCTTTTCAAATCGATGCACAGCTCCCTCTCCGGTTAACACAGTGCCCGCTACTTTGCCAGCCACCATCCTTTTACCACCTTTAATGAAGAATTTATCTTTCTTCACTGCGTATCTGCTATTACGTTTAGATCAAAAGCTACAATCTTCTTAACTTGTTTAGATAAATTATGGGGCGTAAAGTGTCCGACGTGACTAGGTACAATAACCATATCACCTTCATTTACTGCCATGTCATAATACTGTGTATGTCCTGTAACCCAATCAGGATTAGCATTTACAAAAACAGTATGAGGCATCCTATCTTTTAAAGTTAAGTATACGATTCCTGACAGTCCTTTGTTGTTATGATTATGATACGGATGATAGTCACCTGTCTTATAACTTGCTGACCATACATCTGTTATCTCACAATGTTTTTTAATCATAGTTGCAAAACCATTTAACTCTTCTTGAAATATTTCTCGAAAAGGTTCTACAAAATTAGAACCACGATTTGATGCAAAGGTTTGTAATTGCGTAGGTTTTTCTCGATACGTACGTAATACTTTTTCTATGTTTTTCTTCTTAACTGTAAAATTATTTACTCTAGCTTTCCAAAATGGAACAACAAATAGAGCATCATTTGTCCACGTCATTAAACCTCCAGACTCATGTATTGTTTATATTTTTCTAAATCTACAACGTTGCCATTCATTACTTGGCCGCCATAGTGATCAATGATCTTTTGTATGCCTTCCATTTTTACATGGGTGTATGGCCATAACAATCTAGCTACAAAGTATGCATCTCTAAACTGACATCTCCAACGCCATTGTTTTTTCCAACCTACAGTGTATGGAGTCTTGTATCTTTTTTCTCCAACTGTACCAACCTGTAATACTTCATGGACCCAACGTAGAACAGACTCATCTGTCATTGCCATTTCCATTCTGATACTCCAGGTAGGGTAAGCTTTCTTCTGGTGTTTACGTTTACGCATATATTGTTTGTAAGTTATACAGCCCTCACCATCAAATAACCCGGCTATATAACTTATATCTGATTCCGATATCACAATATTTTACCTTGGTTTCTTACGAGTCTAAAATTATTATTTTCTTCTAACAATCTTTCAAACTCTTCCTCAAGTACCTTGTTCTTCTCAATGAGTTTTTTATTTGAATTCTTTAAATACTCATTTTGATTTGTAAGGTACTCGATTTGATATTCCAAGTCGTTAGGTCCTCTAGTGTTTTGTTTCGTCAACGTCTACCTCCCCTTGGTTATTACAAAAATCACAATCAGCCCATTGTTCTTCTCTTACTTGTTCGTAAGGAATTCTAATGAACCCATTGCCTTTACATACTTCGCAGATCTTCTTAGTCTTTTTTTCTGAGTCGGCCATTTAGTTTACTCGCTTTCTCATTTACTAAAACAGTTATTGTCTGTGATCTACTCAATACAGTATTGGGTACCATCTTCTTGCGAAGCAAGTCCAATGTGTCATACGTCTTATGCGATAATGAGACGTTTTTATATTTGCTTATGTCAGTCATAAAGCTTATACTCCTTTCTTAGATTTATCATATGGGATTTATCTCACAATATACAATAGGTGTCAATGAAATTTATTTTAATTTTAATTATGTGTTCAGGAATGGCGGGCACATGTATCCCCTCGTATGAATGGCCTGAAAAATTTGATACTATGTATGAGTGTTTACAGTTTGGTTATGGCGAGGCATCTAAAAAATTAGCTGAGTTGGGTCCAGATAATGTTAACGAATTATACGCTCACATTAAATTTTATTGTCAACCAGTTACAGAAACATAATCATCCAACCCCCACAGTTTCCGTGCACGTACTCCTGCAGGAGCAAAGGCTCCACACCTCCACGGTACTTACCGCTTCTTAGGTTGCCGTACAGAGGCTAGCGCGAGGCGTTACATGGACGGAGGTCCTTTTCAATCTTTTTGTATACAACCATAAAAATGACCACTACCATCATTCATTACATGAGCGTTGATAGGGTAGTCATGATACGTTGTAAGCTTCAACCTGATGATGTCACACAAATCAAAAAAATTAATTTGATCTTTGTTAAACAACATCATGTCAGTCATCATTCTTTTTGTTACTTCGACTAGATGATACATCCCGTCTGTTAATATAATAAGGTCCATTTACTGGTCTGATATTTGTCCACCAATTTTAGTCCCCCATAATATAGTTTTCCTGATCCCCGGTGCCTTAATCTCGACATCTACACCGTATGGTTTCCAGGCTTTCTTCATTAGGTTTAACTCCAATAGAAAATTAATCCATTGTTTTTGAGTTATGCCTTTTGGTTTTATTGTTATTATTTTTTCTTTCATATTACCTACACATCACTTCTAAGTCCTGNCGTAGTGGTAGAAANACCATGAACACCACTATAGTTTATACTATCCGCATTAGGTGCACTTGGTCTTGAATACCACATCCAAGTNTCTTTGTTTTTAATGTCTCTTTCTTTTAAATCGTTAGCTCTTTTTAATTCAGCTGCGATTGTTTTTAATGTTTTAAACATATTTTCCCTTTCTTTTATATATGTAATATAATATCCCAGAAAATAATGTCAAGCTATTGTTTTCTNCCCTGACGATTATATTTTTTATGTGATCTTTTCTCGTGTTTATTGAGNTTTTTCTTATGACGTCGAGGACGTTTGGGAGGTTTATCNCGAGGTACGAAGTGTGTAAACTTAACTCTCGCCATCGTTGAAGTATCTATCTAANTCTGATTTNAATGTGTTNGGATGCATTGTTGGTATNTAACTTATNTTACCATTTACGTGNTGCTCTAANTCTGCACCACACGTCATACATCTATAGAATTCTTTTGTGAGTCCCACTAATAAAGTATGCTCATCACAGGTAGGACATTTACCTGTAACAATTTCTGCCTTAAATTTTAGAAAGCCTTTTCCTGTCATATATTCTTTTATTCTTTATCACTTTTTGTTTAAAATGTCTAAGTTGTCTAGCCACAGGGTTGCGTTTCTTGTTCGCTTTTTTCATTATTCTAAGATTAATGAAAGAATTTTTTTCTCCCCCATGTATACTTCGATGTTTGCTTTAGATTGGATGCATTTGAATGTGACTCTCTCACCAGGACTTCTGTCCTTCATCGCATAACGTCTAGCTTTCATACAAGAACTTAGACTCTCGTGATAACGATGCTCTATAATTTTATGATCTTGTAAAAGTAACAGAGCAAAAACCATTTCTACCATTAGTGTCCGCTCCCATTTCTAATTAACTTCTCTACGTCTTCTGTAAGTTTTTCTGTTCTGCTTTTTAAAAAGTCGATGTTAACGGCATTGTTTCTCATACCTTTAATCTCTGTATCTATATCCTCTACGACGCTGCTCAAATGCTCGACCAACATGAAAAGCTCCGCCTCCCCACTTGACTGACCAAGTTCTCCACGCGGATATTTGATTCTAAATTCTGAGTTAGCTTCTAAGTCTTTTTGCATCAACTCTATTTTTGTTGAGTGCTGATTGAGAGTTTCATGAAGACCGAAGTATGCCCAGGTTCCAATTGCAACCATCATGATCAACGAGGCAACCGTCTTCATCGGCATCTGCACCGCTGCTTGTTCCGATATCTTGAGTGGTTTGTTGCTCATCTAGGAATATAACCTGGCTCCAGAAAGAAGGCCATGAGAACGAATAATATAATCAAAACTCCCGTGAAATAATAATTCATTCCTGGCTACCTCTATCATAACTAATTCCAGATTTTTCGTTTTAAGTTTCTAATTGGTCTTACGATCCATTTTCTAAAAAGTGCTCTAATCATTATATTATGATTGCTCCTATTATGAATCCTGCTACGAAACATACTATCTCTGTTCTGTAATGTAACTGCCAGACCATAAATTTATCTTTGTATTTACTTATCATCGTTTTCCTCCAAGTTCCTCAGCTGATAGTCATAACTTCCTTCTTCATGCTCATCCGTTATCCATTTAGCTGAATTTTCTACGGAATATATCTTACTTGTTACAAGTCTGTTAATCAAGTTTTTTGATGGGTCCACACCCATAGATGCATCGAACATTTTAAGCCTATTATTGGGCTGTATTGCGAAGTTTCCGTCCTCTAATTGAAGAACATGACCACATTTATGTTGGTCTGGTTTCTCTGCATAACCAAAATTTAATTCGTTGAAATCACCTGCGCACCAGTCAATTGTAAATAGGTATTTACCCTTACGTTTTACTTTACGTCGTGATGTGTATTGCATAGTTGCACCAGCTAATTCATAAAAAGTTGTGACACTTACATTGTAACTGAAGCTATCCCACATAACTAATTCATCCAAAGGTAATTCTTTTACACCTGGTTTTGTACAGAAAGCTGAGATAGGTGCTCGCCACCATAAACCACCATCTTCCATTAAGAAATGAAACAATGGTACTCTGTTTGGTATAGAACTAAAACCAAACACTCCTACTTCAAAATATTTATCGTGGGAATCTTTTTGATCTCTGAGGTAATTACCTCTAACGTAACATTCTATTACGGGTATGTTTGCATTCAAATAAGCCATAATAATTATCCATTTATTTCACCCCA